TCCAGCGCACCAGCCAGAGAGGTGACGCCGATACCCACATTCCCTGCGGCATCAATCCGCATGGCTTCAGAATCGAGCGTGCCGTCCCAGTTCCTGAAGACGATGCTGCCAGCAGTAGAAGCGCCGTTTCTTGACCTGACCGCAAGAATACCGCCGCTTTCAGAGATGATGTCTCCGTAAACGTCCGCACCAGCTGCAGTGTTGTCTACGCGAATTTGACCGCCGTCTGCAACGTGAAGATCAGCTCCAGGGCTGCTGATCTTGACACCTACATTGCCTGAAGGATCGACAACAACACGTTGCGACCCAGCTGTCGCAATACTGACTTCATCAGCCGCCGACTGATACAGACCGGTGTTTGTATCTGTACTGAAGTACAGGCTTGGAAGTGCCGCAGTGCCTGCGGGGAGGGTGACATTTCCGTCAGCACTGAGCAGTCCGGTGACAGTCAGGCTTGAATCAAGTGTTGCTGCACCGGTTACGTCAAGCGTTCCAGGAATGTCCACGTTATTGGTGAACTCCACGCCGTTGCCTGCGACGTTGGTTTGAAGAAGTTGACGGGCTGCACCTGCGCCGAGTTTGCTTACGGCGATGTCCGCTGTAGCACTAACGTCTTCATCAACGATGGTGCCGTTGGCAATCATCGCGCTGGTTACGCTTCCCGTATCACCGGTTGTCAGAAGCGTGCCGGAGGAATCCGGAAGGGCAAGCGTCCGATCTGCAGTCGGATCTACAACGGTCAGTGTCGTTTCAAAGTCGTTATCAGTCGCGCCTTCAAAAATCAGCGTGCCAGCCGTGTCAAGTGTGACGTTGCCGGTAAACACCGGGCTGGCAAGCGGTGCCTTTTCGGTGTCAAGCTCTTCGATTGCGGCTTGAACATTTGTTGACGCAATACCGCCCGCTGGAGTGAATGCGACGTTTTGCGCTTGCTGTGCAACAACGGTGCTAGAAACGTCAATCTCAGTCCAGATTGAGCCGTTAGATAGCAAAAAGTCGGGTGGGTCTAACTGAGTCGTCGGCGCTGGTGATACCCCCGTACCTGATTCGCTGACAACGAGGTAATAACCGGAGTTTGCAGCAGCAGCAGCTGGGAGTGCTTGACCCGCAGTAAACCCGAGTGCTGTGCCCTCTGACGTGACCGTTGCGATTAGGTTCGTGCTTGCGTCATACGTTCCAGCAAGAATGATTTCACCGACGCTGATGCCGATTGGCTGCCAGACGTTGCCGTCCCAAAGGAAGTAGTCACCTGTAATGGAGTTCAGGTGGGTTTGACCGATAAAAGCACCGCTGGCTGGTGTAAGTTCCGCGATGCTTGCAGTGGAATAATTTGCGAGCTTTGCATCAGTAATCGCATCGTTTGCAATACGCGCAGTGGGAAACTCGCCCGTTGTGATTTTTGCTGCATCCAGGTTTGGGATGTCTGTATTCAGCAGGCTTTCGCTTGCTGTTACATGACCTTCGCTGTCAAAAGTGAATTTTGTTGCTGTCCCTGAAACAATGCTGTTGGTGTGATTCAGGTCACCAGTGACTGTTACGCTCAGGCCACTGCCAGGGCGAACCGTTCCAACAGTGGTTGTGTTCGCAACTGGGAGGTCGCCAGCATTGAGTGCCCGCCCACTTGTGACCAGACCGTTGGCGTCGTATTGAACGAGGTGGTTTTCGACCGTTTCGGCAGTGACGGTGTTGTCGATCTGGATCGTGTCGCCACTCATCACCAGGCCGTTGCCGTTGACGGCCACCCCGCCTTTGCTGGTGGAAGCGGTGGGAAGGTCGCTGCCGACAATCTGCCTGTAACCAACCGCCCCAGCAGCACCCGTAGGGCCTGCCAGAAACTGACGAGCGGCGGTACTGTTATCGAGACTGGTGGTAATCGTGACTTGATCACCAACCGTGGAGACGTTGAGATTGACAATGCCGGAAGTGTCGCCGACAACCGCGTTGACAGAACCAGCGGCTTTGAAGCTGACCCAGGTGCTGCCGTTCCAGATATACGCCTTGCTGCCGCTTGTTTCTAAGGCAAGCTGACCGATGAATGCCCCAGAAGCGGGTAACGTCGTGACCAGATCAACGATCACTTCGTCGCCGATCTTTGCTGCAGTTACCGCATCGTCAGCAAGCTTTACAGTCGTTACTGATCCGTCTGCCAGTGCAGATGTACCTACGTCGCCTGCACTGAAAAGGATCTTCGCGCCAGGGATTGTGGCGTCTGCAATTAAAGTTGTGGCGTTTCCTACTAGATCTGTTACTGTAATTCTTTTAGTTTCGCTTGCGCTGGTGTCTGCAAGTGCAAGCTGATCTCCACTCGCTAGATCAACACCTGCAAGTGCGGGCAGTTCACTGATTCTAAGGTCAGCCATGTTGCGCCCCAGCGAGCCTAAACACTATTAGCCCGAGTTTAGCCTTAGTCGCTATCCTCTAGTGCGATATAAGAACTGCCGTCCTGTTCAAGCGAAAGCTTAAATCCGTCTTCCTGTAGCAGATAATCAGGCACTTGCGTGTTTGATCTGAGTTTGATAGGGCCTGTTGCAACAAAGTCGATTGTGCTAATCAACGCTGCTTCAACCTCAAAACGGGTCGAAGAATCTGTAACCAGCGCATCGAACTCCCACCACAAGGAGTCGTCGATTTGATTAGTCCGGTAGTTACCTCCGCTAGGTTTTGAGTTTTCTGATTTAATGTAAAGCTTGGCTTTGAAGTTTGATCCGATCTCGGTGCGGAGAACCAGCTGCATCAGGTAGTTGACAGGTTCTCTGTTGTTCTCTTCGACGTAGTCCCACAGAGCTTCGATACGACCGCTTCCGCTAATCAGACTGCTGATCTGCTGCCGATACTCTTCGCTCAGTCCCGTAATGTCAACTGTTTCACGGTTGGTGTTCAGCTCATACTGGGTAATCGAGCCAAGAATCCGTGAATCTCGATCTCGGATAGATACACGGATTGGAATGTCTCTTGCAATGCTGTTTAGAGAGACGAGGCCGTCAGGGCCGCCGTCAAGACTTTCGTCAAATGTGCTGTAAAGCCTTACGCCCCCAAGCTGATCGACATAGATATACCAATTACCGCTGGTGTCTACAACACCACTTGTCCAACCGCTTGCGTCAACAAAATCAAGGTCGGTTCCGTCAGTTGTGCTGATCTCTAAGAGATCGCCTGTAATCAGGACACCTTCCTCAAAGTCAAAACTGAAGCGGTTTTTAACTGCGTTGACGTCGGACGGGTTGACGACAGATTCTTTGAATCCTTCGATGGACTCGCGTCTAATCTCGATGTCACCGACGTTGCCGAGGTAAACAGCCATCAGATCGTTACCTCAGTCAACGCACCAGTGCCTTGGAAGTTGATGTCAGCAGAACTAACCTCGCCGACGTTTGCGCCAAAAGTGACGCTGGTGACGTAGGCAGTCAGCCTGACATCGTGGTTTGTTGCTCCCTCAACTAAGCGGAGGCGTAGATCAACTGTGTCAGTGTCGGTAACACCGGCAACCCGAAGCACTTTTTTCAACGCCGTGGCCGCGTCGTTACGGCCATCATCGTTGTAGTACAACAGCGTGGCGGATCCGTTAAACTCCTGCACGCCTGGAACGTAGGTTCGCTGCGAATCACCCAGCGTTGTTGTCTCAAGAACTTCAAGCGTTCCAGTCAGAGACCAGCTTGACACTTTGATCTGTTCGACGCCGTCGATTAGAAGTCGTCCGTCGCGGCCTGTATATGCTTTTGCCATCAGATCACCGCAACTAAGTTCACGGTCACACTGCTGCGACCTGGACTAACCGATTGTACCGACGGTGGACTTTCGTATCGCCATTGCGCTCCAGGGGGTGCATCAATGGATGAGCCTGTGCCAGTCCAGCCCGTTCTGGTTTCGGCTGGGATTGTGAACGTCCTCAGTGTTCCAAAGTTTGCTTCGTAATCGTCAAGAAACAGCTGAGCGTTGCCGTCGCTCACATTCGCGTAGCCAAGCTGAAGTGTTGCGTTGGTGCGCTGATTGCCGTACAGAATCCTGATCTCAGCACCGGATTGCGAGTTGAATTTTTTGATCGGCCAATCCCCTGGATTGAACTCGCGGTTAGTCGGTTGCAACGAGGGGAACGCCATTATTCCGAATACCTGAAGTTTGCCGGAGTCAGTACATCCTTTGCAATAAGGCTAACGCCGTTTGAATCCACGGGCACCATGATTGCGTTGACGTTCACCAAACCGTTTTCGTCCAAAGTCAGCTGCTCAACTTGATAGATGCCTTGGTTTTCTTGGGTGTCTAAAAGCGTGAACAGCGTTCCATACAGTGCGGGATCGGTTACGGCGTTGTTGGAGATTTCGATTTGCTGCTCTAGTACACCCGAAGTTGTTGGGCTGTAAATCAGTGCGTCGTAGTTTCCGTCTGCAATCGAACTGACGCTGACCAACGTACCAGCGTCTGTGATTGCACCGTTTGCTGCGGCGTTGTATGTGGTGGCTTCGGTGATGACTTTGATGTACGAACCAGGCTGGATTCCCAGTGTGTCGGGGGTTGTTTTGAATCCGACAGTGTGGGTGATGCGGCGCCGGACGCTAAGCAGGTAGCGGGCGGTCTTGAGTGCCTGTTCTCGGTTAGTGCAGAACTCTGTCAGGTCGTAGGTTTGCTCAGTTGCGATGCGGCTCCCTTCTGGGATGTCGGCCCAGTCAACAAGTGCGGTTCGTTGATCCGGCAGGTCGTTTTCGACAGTTACGCGCCAGCTGACGATGCCTCGAAGGTTGGTTCGTTGATCGGCGTCAACGTATTGAAGCTCCAGGCTGTCGTCGATGATGTTGCCTGCGGTGAAGATTTGATCGACTGCAATCGGGGACTGACTGATTTCGTAGTTTGAGTCGTAGGGCAGGGCGGGGGACATGCCGAAGCGACCGTTCTTGATTGTGAAGTTACACAGCTGGAGCGCGGCGTTGTCGTACAAAAACGAACGCAGGTTTTCGTTGTCCTCGATCACGCCGTCCCAGAAGATGTGGTTCGCCCTGAGGAAGCGTGCCGTCGTTGTGAGTGATGCGGTGTCAACGAGTTCGATCGGGATGAGGTTGCCGACACCCTGTTCTTTGTTTGTCAACAAGTAATACACCAAGTCGGCGTACAGGTTGCTTGGTGCGGTGTCCTGATCAATCAAGCGGTAAACGTCGATGCCCGTCTCGGACCAGATGCGGATTTGATTTAGGGAGCTGAGTTGGCCACTGGATTTAACTGCCAGACCCAGTACAGACATATCTGGGTAGGTGACG